AGCGAAGGGTGGTACGTACGACTATTACCTGTCACAGGCAGAGGAGGCGACGGAGAGCGAAGCATTAGTAATGCCCGTTGTCAATCGCTTGCCCTACCCGTGTCAGGAGGCACGGACTAGGAGGGATCCACAGGGTGGAGTCGAGACCCTCGAGTTCCGCGCCCCAACCGGCACGGTCGAGTTCTACTCTCGCGCAATCCTAAGCGAGGAGGGTACTCAACCAAGAACAGTTGTACCACAAGTTCCAAAGTCCGCACCGCGTTGGGTGCGTGCCGAGCGAACTCGGGCCGCGGTGCTAAACCGGGCTGAATCCGAGTTCGAAAGCATGTATGGACACGGGGCACTCCCGCCAGCCAAACCAATCGTCCTTGAAGAACGAGGTCAGAAGTGGCGAATAGCGTCCAGGTCACCGGCATGCCTGGTTGTGCTCGGGCAACGCATCAATTCGATGTTACTAAGGATCCTTAAACGTACTGGACCTCACGTGCACACACTTTCCGGAGGCACTTCGATTCCGAAACCAGTTAAGCACGGCGCCGCCCGGTGGGCGGCGTCTCCTAACTTTGAGTTCTCATCGACAGACCTCTCCGCTGCAAGCGACTGGATACCACATGAAGTGGCACTAGCCGCATTCGAGGGCGTATCACAAGCTATGGGTGACCGACTGACGCCACTATACTACAAAGTAGCAAGGGCGTGTCTCGGACCACAATCCATCCCGTCATTCGAGGAGAATTTTCGAGCTTCTACTGGAGTAAGCTGGAAAGATGCTCTCAAGTCTGGTGCCGACCCGAAGTGGGCTGAGACACCAGGGCGGCGGTCAGGACAGCGAGGCCCGACCAGTAGAGGTATCCTCATGGGACTACCACTAACCTGGCCGATGCTTTCACTCATAAACGAGTTTTGCGCCTACAGGGCATGCAAAGCTATTCGAGCCGAACAACAGCTTGCATTCGCTACTCCCCCTGATCGGAGAACCCCTCGTCAAATGTCGCTGACGAAGGGCTCGAGCAAGGGGCGTATCCGTAATGATGCGCGTGGTGAGGCGTTCGGAGACTTCCGAGTATATGCAATCGGCGGAGATGACTTCGCCGCTGCATGGACCTCGATGCACCGAGACTACTACGAGACGAACCTTCGTAGACTCGGGATGAAAGTGAACGACAATAAGTCGTACTACTCAACATCAGGACTCGTGTTTCTAGAAGTTCTGTACACTGGGCGCCGTGAAATGTTCACGGCGCGTGGCATGCACGACCATTGGGCAACCAACAGTCAGAAACAAGAGCCCCTGTCTAAGATCCTGGCGTGGCAGACAGAACGCGCGTTGGCTAAGGCACAAAGCATCAGGAACAACTTGCCCCCTCGAGAAGGAGGAGAGCTGTACCCTGCTCTGGTGGTGACCCGTGTTTCACGGGTACGCCTGAGCGCCTTAGTTAGCGCGAAGCGTCAAGCACGGCAATCGGAAGGAGCTGGTGAAGACCAACTCCCTGCCTGGTTGACACTGTCGTCCGCAGTTACCTCATCATATGAAGAAGCTACTACGAGTTGGATGCGAGAGCGTGTACTCGACATAAGTCGAGACATGCACCCCGAAACCTACCGACAGTGGAACCAGTCAGGGCTCCCCCTGCACTGGCCACAATCACTTGGTGGATGGGGACTCCCCGGCCCTCAACAGGCCCCCATCGAGTTTAGGAAAGCCGCTGCCGCCATTCTAAATGGCCGGCAGGACCTCCAACAAAAGTTACAGTCTGCGTTCCTTACGGCGACCGCACCGAAGAAGCTGGCCAAAGTCCTAAGACTTCAGCTCGCTCTCGTTGCGGAGTTGCCTGAACGGCTCCCACAAACACCCTTGGCCACGGGTGAAGGGGTCTGGGGAGCGCGACCCGGTGACAACTCTAAATTTAGTATTCAGACGCTTGAGACTCGGGAAGACGCCGATGCGCTTGGCCCATTGGGCTCTAGGCACGGCGTACGCACAAACTGGCTGGTGCAATGCGATCCGCCACCCCAACGGCAGGTTCAGCTCTCTGATGCTGAACGTGCTGTTGTCCGGCGGACCCTCGCATTGTATTCGCTCGATCGCGTTCTCAGCGCGACCGAGCCAGTCAAGGCTAGCCTGGGAAGGCTAGCCCGGCAGATCCGGCGTACCATACAAGAAGCACGCAGCACTTGGAAAAGTGCTGAACCGATGAACGCAAACAAGGCCTTAAGGCTTGACCTTGCGTACATAGATCGGAAAGTCGACGTGAGTCAACTCGACAACATGCTTCATTATACAGGTACCCCGGATACGCTGCTTAAATCCTCAACGAGAGTCACGATTCAGCTACGTCGGCCGGCAACAGCCAACGCAGGGAAACCTCGGACGTATGGCGAATGGATGGGCGCGGTGTCCATCCAATATCCGAAGCCGAAACACGACTCTCGTACCACGGTATCACACCCCAGACCCAGCGTAAGCGCTCCGGGTCCTGGTATGTGGATACCCCACGTCGATACACCTACCGTCTAGTGTACGACAAGATCGCTGCCCAGCGGGCAG